AAACCAGAAACACCTGAGTCTTTTAAAAAAGTTATAGAAACTGATGATAGACAATTTTTATTTGCAGGTGGTGTTGCTGGATTATTTAAAAGAGCAGCACAAGTTTCTGAAGCATTACGTAGAGTTAAAAACTCAACTTTTGAAATGTGGAATAATGTAAGAATGTTTGGAGAGCAAAAAGGTGTTGCTAAAAATTTAGAAAGCTTCACAAACATACCAGAAAAGAATCGTAAGATTGCTTCAATAGAAGACTTAAAAGCATTGAAAGAAAGCGTACCAGAAAAATATCATCAAGATTTGAACATCATGATGAGGTCTATTGAACAAAATAATTTTGAAACTGCTTGGAAAGAATATAAAAAATTTGAACTAGATTTAGATCCAACATTAAAGTTTGAAAATATTCCTCAAGAATATTTCCCGATGCTTGATCCACTAAACGATGCATTTGTAATTGAAGGACCTAGAAATAGTTTTAAAAGAGGTAGATACCAAATAAAAACTTCAATGGAATTAGATAAGACGACTGGACAACCCACTGGTAAATATCAAACAGAGAAATACGATACCTTTGACCCTGAGACCAGAACCTTTAGAGATGAACCCGTATTAGTCGGTGCAAGCACAGAAAAAGGTAAGAAGGGATTAAATTAGTGACAAAAAGATTAACGACGACGATTCCACCGGAGTCTGGGCCCGTGCCACAGGGCTTGAATATTAACTATAATACTGTTAAAACAGTCAAACAATCTGGAGAAAAAATAAATGGCAGACATAGACAAATCGCTTCCAAACGAACCGCGAAAAGAAATCGAAATACCTAGTGAAGAAGAAGTTCAAGAGCAGGTACTAGAAGCAGTAGAAGAAGCAAAAGGGTCACCGGATCCTGTAGAGATACAAGAAAATGAAGATGGCTCAGTAGATATTAATTTAGATCCTGCGGCAGCAACGCCAGAAGGTGGCGATGAGCATTATGCAAACTTAGCAGACTTTTTACCTGATGAAGTTTTAGGTAGAATGGCATCTGACCTTTCTTCTAAATATCAAGACTATGTTTCAAGTAGAAAAGATTGGGAACAAACTTACACAAAAGGTTTAGACCTTTTAGGTTTTAAATACGATCAAAGAACAGAACCTTTCTCAGGTGCATCTGGTGCAACTCACCCTGTTCTTGCAGAAGCAGTTACACAGTTTCAAGCTTTAGCATATAAAGAATTATTACCAGCCGATGGTCCTGTTAGAACACAAATACTCGGCATGCAAACTCCAGACAAAGTTCAACAAGCATCTCGTGTAAAAGATTTTATGAATTATCAAATTATGGATCAGATGAAAGAGTATGAACCAGAATTTGATTCAATGTTATTTCACTTACCATTATCAGGTTCAACTTTTAAAAAAGTTTACTACGATGAAGTGGAAGGACGAGCGGTATCAAAGTTCGTTCCTGCAGATGATTTAATTGTTCCGTACACAGCTACCTCATTAGATGATGCGGAAGCAATTATTCATCGTGTAAAAATTTCTGAAAACGAATTACGAAAACAACAAGTCGCTGGTTTTTATAGAGACATTGAGATTGGAAAACCTGGTGACAAAGAATCTGATGTTGAGAAAAAAGAAAGAGAATTAGAAGGTGTTACTAAATCTGCAAACGAGGATGTATACACTTTACTAGAGTGTCATGTTAATTTAGACATTGAAGGTTTTGAAGATGTCAATCAACAGACTGGTGAGCCGTCAGGAATTAAACTTCCATACATTGTAACATTAGAAGAAGGATCAAGAGAAATATTATCTATCAAAAGAAACTATGAAGTAGGTGATCCTAAGAAAAACAAAATACAATATTTTGTACACTTTAAATTTTTACCAGGTCTAGGTTTCTATGGCTTTGGTTTAATTCACATGATTGGTGGATTATCAAGAACAGCAACTGCAGCTCTAAGACAATTATTAGATGCAGGAACTTTATCTAATTTACCTGCCGGATTCAAGATGCGTGGTATCAGAATTAGAGATGATGCACAATCAATTCAACCAGGTGAGTTTAGAGATGTAGATGCACCAGGTGGTAATCTAAGAGATTCTTTCATGATGCTTCCGTTCAAAGAACCATCACAGACTTTATTATCTTTGATGGGTGTTGTAGTTCAAGCAGGTCAAAGATTTGCATCAATCGCTGATATGCAAGTTGGAGAAGGTAATCAACAAGCAGCAGTTGGAACTACAGTTGCATTATTAGAACGTGGTTCAAGAACCATGTCTGCAATACACAAAAGAATTTACTCTGCTTTAAAAAATGAATTTCAACTTATGGCTAGAGTATTCAAGTTATATCTACCACAACAATATCCGTATGATGTAGTTGGGGGCCAAAGAATGATTATGCAATCTGACTTTGATGATAGGGTAGATATATTGCCAGTTGCTGACCCCAACATTTTTTCTCAAACACAGCGTATATCCCTCGCGCAAACGGAACTCCAACTGGCAACATCAAATCCACAAATGCATAACATGTATCAAGCGTATAGAAATATGTATGAAGCCCTAGGTGTAAAAAACATTGACAGTGTTTTGGTAAAACCACAACAACCTATGCCACAAGATCCAGCGTTAGAGCATATACAAGCTTTAGGTGGTAGACCTTTTCAAGCTTTTCCAGGTCAAAATCACAGAGCACACATACAATCGCATTTAAGTTTTATGGAAACTAACATGGCAAGAAATAATCCAATGGTTATGGCATCATTAGAGAAAAATATTTTTGAACATATTAGTTTGATGGCTCAAGAACAGATTGAATTAGAGTTCAGAGATGAGTTACAAAGAATTCAACAGATGCAAATGATGATGCAACAGAATCCACAGATGGCACAACAGATGCAAATGCAGTTGATGCAGATGCAACAAAACATTGAGTCAAGAAAAGCTCAGTTGATTGCTGAAATGATGGAAGAATTTATGAACGAAGAGAAGAAAATTACTTCACAATTCGATAATGATCCAATTGCTAAACTAAGATCAAGAGAATTAGACCTTAGAGCAATGGAAAATGATAGAAAAGAACGTGAAGGTAAAGATAGAATGGACCTTGATAAGATGAAAGCCATGATGGCACAAGAAAATCAAGAAGAAAAACTAGAACAGAACGAAGAATTAGCAAAATTACGAGCTGATACATCAATTCAAAAGACTGTTTTAGGAAAAACTCTACCAAATGCAGATCAAATGATGCCAAAAGTAGATATTATAAGAGGCGGAAACTAAAAAATGGATAAAAAACAGAAAAAAGTTGCAAAAGTAATGAGAGAGTTTAAAAAAAAGAAGCTTTCTATCGGAAAATCTGATAAGAAAGTAAAAAATCGTAAACAAGCGATAGCAATTGCTTTGAATGAAGCAGGAATAAGGAGAAAAAATGGAAAAACTAGATAACATACAAGATGTTAAGGTTGGTGAGCAGCAAACTGAGATTGATCCTAGATCAAAAACTACTGCTGACAAATCTTACAACTTAATCGGCACTGGTGGACCTGAAGAAGAAGTAAAAGGTCAAGGCGCAGTGTTACCAGAAAAGAAAAGAAGATCTAAAGCGTACTAATTATGTGGTTCAGTGCTTTAAAATTAGGCTTAAACGCAGCAACGCACATCTATAAGAAAAAACAAGAGACAAAGATGGCGATGGCTGACGCTCAACACATGCACGCATCTAAAATGGCTAAAGGTGAAAGCGAATACCAAGGCAAATTATTAGAAGCAAGACAATCAGACTGGAAAGACGAGTTCGTTTTGGTCGTGCTCACGCTGCCAATTTTGGTGATCGCCTGGGGGGTCTTCAGCGACGATCCGGGTGCGGCTGCAAAGATAAAAGAGTTCTTTGAACAGTTTCAACAACTGCCCAGCTGGTTTACAAATTTATGGATTCTTGTCGTGGCGAGTATTTATGGTATAAAGGGAACACAAATTTTTAAAAACGGAGGAAAAAAATAATGCCTGGAACAATGATGAAAAGACCAATGTACAAAAAAGGTTCAAAACCTAAAAAGAAAAAATCATTTCCTGATATGTCAGGTGATGGTAAAGTAACTAAAAAAGATATTTTAATGGCAAGAGGAGTCATTAAAAAACCTATGAAGAAGAAAAAATAATGACGGACGCTCAAAGAAAAAATGAAATTTACAAGACTGCAGAAAAAAAAGCAGGTGAGTATTTTGATTCTGAAAAAGTAGAACCCATTTATAAAAAAGAGTTAAAGTCAAGAAACCCAAATCCTAAGACACCTAAATCAGATATGAAAAAAGATGTCGTTCCGGAGAGAATGCAAAAAAAAGAAACTACTATAGATAAAGTAAAAATGGCTAAAGGTGGTAGAGTAAATTTACGTGGCGGTGGAATCTGTAAAAAAGGAATGAACAAAAAAGCATACGGAGCAAATTCATAATGTCAAATAGAAGATATAATTCACAAACTAGAAAAAACTTTTTTGGAGGTGGTAGTTCTAATAAAAAAATAGAACAACTAAAAAAACTTTTGGCTGGACAAAATAAAAAGAAAAAACCAATGAAACAAAAACCATCTATGATGATGGTTGCAATGAAGGGACAAAAATAATGGCAAAGTTATGTCCAAGAGGTAAAGCAGCAGCGAAGCGTAAATTTAAAGTGTACCCTTCGGCGTACGCGAACATGTACGCATCAGCTGTATGTTCAGGTAAAGTTACACCAGGTGGCAAAAAGAAAAATAGAAAAAAAGCCATGGGCGGTGGAATACTAAGAACTGAACTTAGAGTTGGCGGTCTTGCTAGACGTAAGAGAATGGGCTGTGTCTCTTCTT